CGCTATAAAAATTATAGCGGTGTAAATTCTATAATTTATAACCGTTCAGGAAAAAATAACGGCCCGCTTTGGGCCGTTATGGTTTCTAGAACCTAGTCCACCAAATCCATTTCCAGCATGTTATCAATTATATAACCTGGAAGCTTGGTAGTTTCACCCTGCATGTAGCGATCGACCGCTATAAATTCTCCAACCTTGCGATCAAAGTTATCATTATCAGCACACCAGGCAAACGCAACGTCATAAAATTTAGCATGACGCGCATTGTTTACACAAGGCATGGCAACAAGGCAAAATCCGTTTTCATCGCCCACGGGCGGACGAGTGTGAACGATTCCGCCAGACTCACGCACAAGTCCGACCATTTGCTTACGATATGCTTTTTGAGCCTTTGTCATCTTTTCCATAACAGTATTCCTTTCTAGAGTTTAGAATGGAACGGGTTTCCCCGTTCCAAATTTTACAACGGCTTGCTATTCGCTAGCGCGTCGAAAATGGCCTTGAGAGCCGATTTGTTCGCCTTGGTAAGCGATTCAATGTCATTTTCTGACAGGCGAAGAATCGCGCCGATAGCATCGGCCGTTACATCTTTTTTAACAGGCTTTTCGCCAGTTTTCGAGACGTACTGTTTTGCAACGTAAACTTTCTCGCGAGAAAGTTTTGCTACAATTGAACGAACGGTTTTACCCATAGCCGAAGCAATTGCTTCGACCGCGACACCTGCCTGATAATCTGCTATAATTTTAGCAGTTTGCTCGGCGGTGTAATTAACGGCTTTTTCTGCCATGATTACAACTCCTAGAACTGTCTTGGGCCTGACCCTATGTCTCCCGCGACAAAAACCATTGTACACGACTTCCAGGCAGCAATTGTCGCCCAGATGACAATTGGCCTACCATCCGTCACCTCGACCAGCGGCAAAATCGCCCGACCAGCGGCAGTTCCGGCCCGACCGGCGGTAGCCCGCGGGGCTTGACGCGGCCGCAAAAATTATGATATAATTTTTGGCGCCATGGTGTTATAAAAATTATAACGCCATTGGTCGCCGACAGGCGGCAGTGACCAGCCGACGAACGGTAGGCAAAAACCATTGACACGCGCGCAAAATTTATGATATAATAAATCATAAATTTTTGGCGCCATCGCTATAAATTCTATAATTGATAGCGCTATACAAAAAATTATAGCGGCACATGGCCGCTATTGGTTTTATAACGCTCGTACAATTGGATCGCTTTTATTTATATAATATTGGTGGAAGGCTTCCGGTGGCAAGCCATACTCTACCATGAGTTTACGCCAAGCGGGGCCATGCCACATGTCGGTCGGATCCTCGCCAAACATTATAAAATCTGCAACATGGATTAGCTCATGCGGTACGATTACGCAAAGCATCTCATGTTTATAACGGTTAAAGAATTTGCTAGCAAATTCTACCTCATGCACCTCGCAGTGTGCCAATCCCGCAGTGCGATACATACGGTTATTGATTCTAACCTTTGGAACGCTATGCTTTTTTAGTGTGGGCCACATTTCCTGCATAGCAGTCCAGTGTAGGGCCACGGCGGCCGTTACAACTTTTATCAACGAATCGGCCATAATTTATACCTCGCAATAATTGTTACAAGAAATAGATTAGCAACGTAGTTTGCTATAAGAATCATATCGCCTTTAGGCACGACGTAGATTGTCATAAAAACCATACCAAGCCACCACATTGCTACAAATCCTAGAGCTAGCCCGTCTGAGTTTTTATATCGGTAGGATTCTAGGGCTTGGGGTAGGGCTGACGCCCCAAGCAGTATAGAACCTAGAACGCCGAATGTATCAAACATTGTAATGATCCTTAACCTGAAAATTGTTCCAAGAATAAGTACAAATCTTAGATTGCCAATCTTTTGTTGCTATAACTTTTAGCAGGATCGGAATCTCAAAGCCTGTTATATCTTCTAGAGCGGTATGAGGTTCGTCGATGTATGCACCCGTTACAAAACCTGCAACGGCCTCAGCATCTGTTCTAAAACTCATATTACGCTTAGGAGTAGGAGCGTTAAACAAGTGGTTCTGTAAAACATAACGCAAGTAAGGCTTGCGATGGCAGATTATAGAACTAGCAGCGTTCCATAAACAAAAACGATTGGTAAACTTATCGAGTATAATACCTGTATTGTTACATTTACCATAATCGAAGGTAAGGTTGTATGCGGTTAGCATAGGGTTATACTTTTCAAGACATTTGTCGAGCCAGCGATTGATTGCGGCAACGCTTGCCACAATACGGCGACCGTCAGCAATCATATCGTTATATTTAGCGATACGACGCTCAAGGTTAGCAGAATTGAAAAAGCCTGAATCACTATTGTGATAAAGTGTAGAAAGTTCTACATCTTTGACCACAACAGCGCAACTGTGATAAATTTTACCACGACGATCGCAAACAACTGCTGCAAAATCTAGAACCGTATGGTTAACGGTTGTTTCAGTATCTATAACAAGAAAATATTGACGTTTCATAATTTATAACCTTTGTAAATGAGAATCAACGGCTAGTATAGCATAAAATACCAGGCAGTGCCTGCCATTCATCAGCCCCTAGCCGCCGCCAGTCCGACCGACCAGCGGTCGATCTGAGCCGACGAACGGTCGGTCTGGGCCTTGACACGGGCACAAAAATTATGGTATAATTTTTGGCGCCATGGGGTTATAGAAAATATAACAGTATATTTTCTATAATATGGAACAGTGTTTCACGTGAAACACTGTTCCACGTGAAACCTATGCTTGCGTGGTTTCCCAAGCGGCAAGCGCACGCTTTGCCAACATTTGATAGAACGTAGCAGATTTTAGATCGCCGCGCTCTATGTCTGCGCTAGCCCAACTTGCATAACGCTGTGCATCGTTCAACAATTGACGACGATTTAACTCGCGCCAAAAAATAGAACGCTCATCCTCGACGGGGCTAAGGTCAAACTCAGCGGGTAGGCTATGAAACTCAGCCAGTAAATCGTTATACATTCTAGTAACCCAACCTAGATCGTTCCAATCGCTAACCGTTCCAAAGTCTGGATCGAACCCATACATATCGTTATAAAGTTCAACTAGTTTATCTTGCATAACCATTAAATTTTCCATATCAATGTCCTTGCTTGCTTGGAACGTAAACGCCCCTGATGTTAAAGTAATCACAAACCGCTTTAAGATATGCTATATTGTCCTCATAAAATACAGCGTCATCAAAACTATAATCTAGTGTGCTATACAACTTGAAAATTCTCGATAACCCTTCGATCTTGAGAGTAGCACCAGAACGGTTATCATTTTCATCACGGCTAACGATATGATCGGGTGTACCTAGTTTGCTATAAATAAATGCACGATCAGCGTTCCGCAAAATGCGGGCAGTAGCAATAACAACAATACAGTAGGGATCATCGAGATCGTTTTTATATTGTTCTGCCAATGGGAGCAGTGAATCATCAAGTGCGCGATATTCGTTAGCACGCCAGTAATCGAGATCAATCCGCTCAATACCGTTATTAACAATGGTACGATACCTATGCAGTGAGCATACAATTGTGCCATCCATGTCATAGATTGCTATCCTTTTCATAACCTTGTCCTTTGCGTTAACCATGTGCCAAGTATACCCAAAATTCCCTGGTCAATTGTCGCCTAGGCGACAATTGCCTACCACCCATACCCTGCTGCCTGCCACACATCAGCCGACTAGTGGTCGATACCGGCCGACGAACGGTCACCAAAAGGCTTGACACGGGCAAAAATTATATGATATAATTTTTGGCGCCATGGCTATAAAAAATATAACAGTATATTTTCTATAATATGGAACAGTGTTCCACGTGGAACCTAGCCCTGCATCCACAGCGCATCGGCCTGATCTATATCGTCTGACAAATTATAACGTCCGCCAAGTGGCAAGCCCAGTACCTCATAGCTATGATCTTGATAACGCTTCCACATGTCCATGCCATCCTTAAAGGTATCAGTAAACTGTTCTAAAGATTTGTAGTTGAGGTGGTATTGTTTAGTTGTCTTAGCCATGTTATAAATCCTATATCTTTGCAGTAGTGCGAAGGTAAAAGCGATGAGCATCGCTATAATTGTCAAACGAAGCTGATATAAATATACAACCGTTATGCTTATTGCACATATCAACAAAGAAAAGCGTATCGCTAACCTCAGTAAGATCAACGATAAAATCGCTTGTAAGCGTAGTGTGCGATTCTAGCCTTCTAACCATGATATAAATCCTAGAGTGTTATAAAATTTGTTGTAAGGTTTGACTTGTCTGCCCATGCCCTATCGGCCCTATCCGAGGGTAGGCGGGAGTGCTGGCCGCCTAGAGTACTGCCTTACAACGTCTGTAATTATACACGTATCAGCTAGCAGTGCAAGTGCAAGAGTAGATTTAGCCTACCGTTCACACCCTTGCAGGCCACCACACATCAGCCGACCAACGGTCGATAGCACCCGACAAACGGCGGCGGCGGGGCTTGACACGGCTGCAAATTATATGCTATAATTTGGCGCCATCGCTATAAAAAATATAGCGGTATATTTTTTATATAGTGCTACTGTTTCACGTGAAACAGTAGCGGGCAAGGAATGTTATCATAAACATAACATACAGCCACAGGGCTAGGGTAAGTGTTCTCATTCTTGCATCGATCCAGTAAGTGTATTGTAATGCTTATTATAGCTAGGCCCAGTGAGCTTGCGCCCAAGGATTCTATTTTTTATAAGCCACATGAAACCCTTGTAGTCAGTAGGCACAACAAAAAACTGTAATGGTTCTTCAACAGCAACCTCAGCACGACGGCTAAATGCTACAATCTTTGGTTCAGTGGCAAGTGCTACATTTTTCATATCGTTACAATATAGGGGCTTGCGCCCCTATACCCTAGTTGGCAGAGTTACGGATAAAAAGCTCGATCGCACGCAGTGCGCTCTTGTTAGCTTTCGTTAACGATTCTATATCGTTCTCCGAGAGCTTGAGAGCAGCGCCGATGAAATCAGCCGTTACATCTTTTTTAACGGGAGTCTCGCCCGTCTTGGTTTTATATTCTTTAGCGATATAAACCTTTTCACGGCTTAACTTCGCTACAATTGAGCGAACAGTTTTACCCATTGCTTGGGCAATTTGCTCGACGCTAACACCGGCTTGATAGTCGGCCACAATCTGAGCAGTTTGCTCAGGGCTATAATTAGGGGCTTTGGCTGTTGCCATTTTAGCTACTCCTGTTGGGTTGAAAGAAACTCTAGTATAAGCCAATTTTACCGAAAGATTGTCGTCCTAGCGACAATTGCGCTACCGTTCGTCGGCTGATAGACGGCAGGTAAAATTTGTGATAGATTATAGAATTTATACCGGACCGCTATAGAATTTATACCGTACTGTTATAAAAACTAGGGCGGTTATTAGACTGTTATAATACTTATAGCGGCCGGGCCCACCCACACGCGTACTTCATGAAAAATTTTCAAAACAGCTACGGTGCCGTATCTGACCCTAAACCTAACAAATCACACAAATCACACAAATCTAACAAATCACACAAATCTAACAAATCACACAACCCCAACAAAAATTTTGGCTTGTAAAAATTTTACCCAAGTGGTATAATCAAACTAAACTAGGAGCAACTATGACTACCCACCTACCTGCCGAAACACTTAGCATAAGCCCTGAAGCACTTGAGGTGGCTAACTGCTACCTAACAACAAACAGTGCTAAGCTTGTCAGTGAAGAGCTAGGGGTACCACTTGACCGTGTCTGTGAAATACTTGCACGCGGTGAAGTACGTGGCTATATTGATCGTGTATTTTTTGACAGTGGTTATAACAACCGTTTTTTAATGCGTCGTGCCATGGACGCCATCATCAAGCGCAAGTTTGAGGAGTTGGAGGAAGCTGGTGTTGGTAGTGGCAAAGACATTGCCGACCTCCTACACCTCAGCCATAAAATGAGCATGGACCTCTTAGATCGCGAAATACAACTAGAAAAGCTGCGAACTGAAACCGCACCACAACGGCAAGTAAATGTGCAAATTAACGATGACGGCACTAAATATTCACAGCTAATACAAAAATTAATTAGTGGTGATGTATAACAACAATAATAAGAGGAACTGACGGTGGAAAATAATTTTGAATATATTAACAGGGATTTTAGTCCAACCAGCAACTTGCGCTATGGAGTAGATACTAAGCAAGGTGCAATTACTTGCACACTACCAGGTGTTGCTAACCTAGGATTTAGTGTATTTTTTGCAGACTGGTCTGGTACATTTGGCGAACACAATCTTGTAATTAAAACCACTAGTGGCTATACCATAAATGGTTCAGCTACTAGCCTAGTAGTAGATACTAGTGGCGATAGTATTGGTCTATTCTGGACAGGTACAACTTGGAGAACATACGAATGAGTACAATTTATGCACGCGAGTACTTTTTGCGACATGCTGGTGACACAGTAGCTGGTGCTCGTGGTGAACCTGGTTTACAGGGTTTGCGTGGTGAAACTGGTCCACAAGGACCACAAGGTCTGCCTGGGCCACAAGGTGAAACAGGCCCCAGTGGACCGCAAGGGTTACCTGGACCTAGTGGATCGCAAGGATTACCTGGACCTAGTGGTGAACGGGGTGCTCGTGGTGAAAGCGGGCCACCAGGAGCTGTTGGCCCAGCAGGACCACAGGGTGTACCAGGTGTTGGTATAGCCAATGTTAAAATTGTTGGCAGCAACTTAATTGTTACTCTAACTAATGGCAGTACAATAGATGCTGGCAGTTTATTAGACTTAGCACGTACTGCTGTACAATCTAGCATGCCACGTGCTGTAGGAGCGTTTAGACCACCACAATGATAGAATTAGTTTGGGCACTTGGTGCCATTGTATTAATTGACATAGTCCTAGGGGGCGAAAATGCCATTGTAATTGCCATGGCCGCTCGTCGTTTACCACCACACCTGCGTAAGCGTGCTATGCTTTGGGGTACCCTAGGAGCTGTTTTAGTTAGGTTTTTATGTGTAGCAGCATTAACCTGGTTGCTACTAATCCCTGGCTTACGACTTGTAGGCGGGCTTGCATTATTATACATTGCCTATTCACTAGTCCGTGGTGGCGATGATGAGGAACCAGAAGTTCAGGCTGCCAGCACCTTTTGGGGTGCTATGATGACTATTGTTTGGGCTGATGCTGTTATGGGCCTTGACAATGCACTAGGCATTGCAGCGGCAGCTGGAGGTAATTGGCTGTTAATTATTTTTGGACTACTAATCAGCGTACCTATTATCTTATTTGGCAGCACTGTTATTAGCCGACTATTAGACCGCTGGCCAAAGCTAATTTGGCTAGGAGCACTAGTGCTTGTAGCGGTTGCCCTACAAATGATGTGGGCAGAACCACTATTACAGGAGCTAATCAGTGTTAGTAGTCAGCAGACCTGATGTAGATTGTGAGGGGATCACAGAGTTTGAGGCTAGCCATCGGTTTATTAAATTGCCTATTGACAACTACTTAAAGTTGCTCAATCTCTACGACACAATTAATCGTCCACAGATTGCACTAATCAATGCAGTTAATGATCCCAAGTATAGGTTTATTTGCGCCGCACTTGCTAGACGATTGGGCAAAACCTATATAGCCAATGTAATTGGGCAACTAGTTACCCTAGTGCCCAACTGCAATGTACTTATTATATCACCTAACTATAATTTAAGCTCTATTAGTTTTGAACTACAGCGTAGATTGATCAAACACTTTGACCTGGAAGTTCAACGTGACAATCTTAAAGATAAAGTTATTGAATTGTCAAATGGGTCGACGATACGCATGGGATCTATTAGCACAGTTGATAGTACTGTAGGTCGCAGTTATGACCTTATAATATTTGATGAGGCTGCGCTCAGTGATCGTGGCGAGGAGGCTTTTAACGTTGCACTACGTCCTACACTAGACAAGCCTAATGCAAAAGCTATATTTATCAGCACACCACGCGGTCGCCAAAACTGGTTTAGCAGATTTTATCAACGTGGATTTGATCCAGAGTTTAGGGAGTGGGTTAGTATACAAGCAGATTACACAGAAAATACTCGCATGGCCGAGTCGGATGTTGAGGAGGCTAGACGATCGATGCCTAAGTCGGAGTTTGAGCAGGAATATATGGCTAGTTTTACCAGCTACCTAGGACAAATTTACGAAGGCTTTATGCCGGAATATATACTTGACGAACTTCCATCAGGTGTGCGTGGAGAATGTTTTGCTGGCTGTGATCCAGGTTATCGCGATGCTACGGCTTGGGTAAATATCATCTATGATTATGGTACTGATTGCTACTATGTTGTAGAAGACTACCTAGAAGCAGAGCGTACTACGGCACAGCATTGTGAATATTTTAAGCAGATGATGGAACGTTGGGGTGTTGAAGTAGTATTTATAGACAGTGCAGCAGCACAGTTTAGTGCTGATCTTGCTTACAATTACGACATAGCTACTACTCGTGCTAAAAAAGATGTGCTTCCAGGTATTGCACATATTCAAACACTGGTAAAGCAAGGTAGATTACGAGTTCTTAGATCGTGTACTAATGTTCTAGACATGCTAGATCAATATCGCTGGGACGATCGTGAGGGATTGACTAAGGAGCGGCCCAAGCACGATAAATTTAGTCACATGGCTGATGCACTACGTTATGCGCTTTATACCTTTGTAGTGTAGGTAGGTAAAAATTCGGTTTGACTTTTGTTACTTATACTGCTATAATAATGAAAATTGTAGAGGATTTATTTTTTGAAACATGTAATGATAGCTACACCAATGTATGGTGGCTTATGTACAAGTAACTATACAGATAGTTTAATTAATAATATATGTGATTTAGCACAAAACAAAATACACTTTAGTTGGGGCTTTTTATCTAATGAGAGTTTAATTCAGCGGGCTAGAAATCACCTAGTTAATGGATTCTTACAAACCTCTGCTACACATTTAATGTTTATAGACGCCGATATAGAGTTTCCTAGAAACAGTATTAGAAAATTGTTAGATGCTGAAAAAGAAGTTATAGTCGGTTTATATCCATTTAAAAACTTTAGTAAGCGTCTAGTAGTTAATGGGCTTGATGGAAATAAGTGTGTACATGCAGGTACTGGGTTTATGTTAATTAGTAGACAAGTATTTGAAAAGCTAAGTTACTTGCCAAAAGTAAAAGATTCGGACAATGACGAACATACTTATACGCTATATTTTAATTGTGAAACAGACAGCACAGGTGTATATTTAAGCGAAGACTGGTGGTTTTGTAACAAGTGTACTGAAAATGGCATAGATATAAACGTAGATCTATCAATTGAACTCAAGCATGTTGGTACACATACTTATATAAGCCCATTATCTGAGAGCAATAATGGCAATTAATACTAATAAAAGAATACCTGTTAAATGGATTAGAGACAAGGCTAAAAGTGCCTATGAAAAGCAATCACAGTGTTATATCTGTAATGGTACTAATGAGCTAGAGCTACATCATTTACATAGTATAACCCACCTATTAGAGGTATGGGCAAAATCTAATGATTATGATATTAGTACAGATGATGGAATACTTAGGGTTCGTGAAGAGTTTATTAGCAGCCACCAAAGAGAAATATATGATCTCGTTTACACCCTATGTAACCGGCATCATGTACAACTTCATGGCATCTATGGTAAAAGCCCTTTACCTAGTTCGGTAGCTAAACAACAGCATTGGATCGAAGTACAGCGTCAAAAATATTTAACTGGTGAAAGCGTTTATAGAAACAGCAGCGTACCTAGCCTATTTAGCGAATTTATAGGGGGTAGCAATGGTAACACCAATAAATAGATTACGTGGTTGGATTCGTGAAAAACTAAATCCAGCACAACCACTTATACATACGGACGAAGGTACACACATAGGTACTGAGTCACGTATAATAAATTTTAGAAATGCATTTCGTAATATAGACAGTGTAAATCGTGCTGTTAATATGATTATAAGTGCAACAAGTTCACTAGACTATGATGTAAAAGATAAAGTCAATGAAGGCGTAATAAATGGTATACGTCAAAAAACACTAGTAAACTTACTAAACTTTAGGCCAAATCCTTACCAAAGTGCACAAGATTTTCGCCGAGAACTATTTAAAGACTTACTACTAGACGGTAACGCATTTATACACTTTGACGGTGTATTTATGTATCATCTGCCAGCAGAAAACGTTGAAATATTATCAGACCCTAAAACGTTTATTCGTGGCTATAGGTATAACGGCCAGGTACTGTTCGAAGAACGGGAAGTGTTCTACTTTAAAGATGTATCAAGCACCAGTATATATCGCGGTGCTAGCAGACTAGAAAGCTGCATGAGTAATATTGCTACACTATATGCCATGCAAGAGTTTCAGCAAAAGTTTTTTGAAAATGGTACTATCTTTGGCTTAGTACTTACCAGTGAAAATACACTTAGTCAGCAGGCAAAAGAAAAGACACTTGCTTACTGGCAGCAACGCTATAATAGTAAAAGTGGTGGCAAGCGACCAATTATCTTAGACAGCGGACTTAAACCACACAGACTAAGTGAACAAAACTTCAAAGACTTAGACTTTGACGTAGCGATAAAAACACACAATGAGCGTATAATTAGTAGTTTAGGTGTTCCACCGCTATTATTAAACGGAGGTAACAATGCTAACATTGCCCCTAATCTACGCTTATTTTACTTGGAAACAGTACTGCCAATTGTTAAGCTGTACATTTCCGCAGTTGAGCGATATTTTGGATATGACGTGGAAGCGATAACTAGTAGTGTTAGTGCCCTGCAACCAGATGTTGGTGAATTGGCAAAATATCATAGCACACTAGTAAACGGCGGCATTATAACACCAAATGAAGCTAGACAAGAATTACGGTATCCTAAACTTGATGGTCAGGATACAATAAGAATACCTGCTAATATAGCAGGTTCCGCAGCTGATCCATCGCAAGGTGGTAGGCCTAGTACGACGAGGGAGTAATATGACTAAGAAAATTGATAAATTACTCTATTTAAGCAGCAAGTTTACCGCTAGTACAGAAACTGACGATAGCATTTATATTGAAGGATATGCTAGCACAGTAGACCGTGATAGACAAGGTGATGTTATTCCTATGAAGGCATGGAATGAGGGGTTAAGTAATTACCTTAAAAATCCAATT